TCTCTAAAATGACCCATCAATACTTCATATTCTTTATTTCCACGTTTAAAGTAATATGCTCCATAATAACCAAAACCTCTTCCCGATGGACCTAATGCTCCAGCAGTTCCCTGTAAACCAACTGAAGGATTTCCATCCGTTCCTTTACTTCTATAAATCATATCAAATGGGGCATAGATTGGAGTTCCAATGCCACCAGGTAAATTCATATTAAGACCTGTCTGTTCGCCATCAGTATCTCCAGGATTTCCAATGTAAGCACCAGAAGCAAAAGATCCTGTTTTTCCGGCAGATCCTTGATCACCAAGAGGTGATTTTAATCCAGGGGATCCAGGTTTATCAGATTCAAACATTGTATATTCTTTAAAATCATCTGCTAGAGCAGCAAATAATCTTGTATTTTCTTCGTCAGACTTGACTACTTGAGTTATTTGATTAACTGTTCTATAAAAATCATTAAATGCTAATGTAGCGCCACCTCTAGATGCTTTTTGCTGTCCAGTTTGTGCTACTGTATTTGGTTTTATGACTCCACCTTTAGAATATCCAGGAACCATTATTGGTGGTGTAAAAGGTGCTGGATTGACCAGAGGTCTTGGGGAAGGTGATGGTGTTGTTGATGGGGTTTGTGAACCACCAACAGGTTCTCTTTTCGTTTCTGATGGAGTAAAACCAAAGAAAGACAATAATGGATTAAATAATTTTCCAACTTCATCCAATTGTCTTTCAATATCATCTTTTGTTCTTACAAACGCATCTTGAGCAGACTTTGGAAATGCTTTTACGATGTCGACAAAGACGAAAATTGCTTTACCAATAGCCATCAGTACTGATCCAATCGCCTTGATAAATCCACTATTAAAAAACTGCTTTAGTTTATCAATGATTTGTGGTAGTTTATTAACTAAAAATCCAATCAATATCAAAGAGAAGAATTCTTTTATTTTTTCAAATATACTCTTTGGTTTAGCAAGAATTCTAGCAGTTAATTTTTTAAATCCAGATCCAATATTTTTTGCCTCTATCTTGGTTTCTATCTTCTTTCTTTGATTTTGTCTATCAATTACATCGATTAGACGTTTCTTTTGAACTCTAATTCTTTTCAATTGATTATTAGACTTAACCAAGAAGCTATTAATATTGGTTACATTTAATTTTAAATTTTTTACTTCTGCTTGTTCCATATTAGATTATCCCCAATATGCCAGGAACCAACATCATATAAGGATTTAATGGATTTATAGGATCAATAAGTTCAACACCAGTCGCCTTGTTTTGTAATGTTGGTATTTCTGGTGGTTGAGAATTCACTACTTGTGTTGGTAAATTAAATGGTCTAATAATAGGAGTTGTATCCTCCATTATTTGAGAAACATTATATACTTTTGGTACTGGAGCAACATTTTGTTTCTTAAATGATCTATATCCACCATTACCAACATTACCTGGTTTTGCTACTTTCCTTTCTTTAAGAGTTCTATCAAATTTTTCTATGGTGCCTTTAAATTTGTCGGAGTTTTCTTTTTGTCTTATAATAGCTGACGATAATCTCTTAACTGCTATAGTGAATAAACTCCACAATTTTCCAGCATTGTAGTTTATATCATCTAGAATTGGGCGGAATGTAGTTGCCTGATTTTTTATATTAGAAACCATATATTCATTTTTGGCTGCCAATAAAGGAATATTATCCACTGAACTAGATGTTCCACCAAAGATAGGTCCACCTTTTGATCTTTTTACTTTAGATGCTTCAGTTACCAAATTGTTTATAAATTCTTGTGCTGATTGCTGAGTAAGTTTACCTTGAAGTGATCCTCTTTGTGCTGCGGACTCTAAAGTCGCAGGAGAAGGAAGATCTGGAAATTGTACTCTTACTGATTTTCTTGGTGCTATACTTGGTCCAGAACTTAGACCTTTTAAACCAGATTGAGACATCAAATTACGCATCTCTTCCATATTAATTGGTGTTGGTTTTACTCCACGTTTCACTCCTTGTTTTACACCTTGCTTGACTCCTTGTTTAATTCCTTGCTTAAGACCAAATCTAGCGGCAAGACCAGCAGCTCCAGCAGCAGTAGTTCCAGGTTCTGGGAATAAAACCATGGCAAGAAGCCCAGCAATAGAAAGAATATCTAAAGCAGTTGCCCACCAAGGTTGACCTCCTTTTGCTGCTGGTTGTTTGGAAGGTGGTTTAGTTGCGAATAAAGGACTAAACTTTTTAGTCTTTGCTAATTCGTTAGCAAAGTTTTCTAATTGATATGATTTTGCCTTATCTAAACATTTAAGAGTTGGTCCACATCCACCCATCGGTCCACCAATAGGACCACCTCCAGGACCTCTGCCACCAGGACCACCAGGTCCTCCAGGACCACCAGGTCCTCTGCGCCCAAATCCAAATAATCTACCTACAAATCTACCAAAACGTATAAGTTTATATAAAAATCCAAATACTTTTACACCAATAAAAACGCCAAGAAGTTCTTTCCAGTACTTTCCAACAAAATCAACAACACCAAATAATTTTTCCTTATTACCAGGTTTCAATAACCATTTAAATGCTTGGTTAACAACAATACCTGTAAGTATTAATTGGAAGAAATCAACAATTCTTTGGAATATTCCTTTTGTCTTTTCCGTAACTACACTAAAAGCTTTTCCTATTGGACTACCAAGTTTTTTTCCTGCTTCAATGGCAGACTCTTTTTCTGCTGCTTTTAGTTTTGATCTTTCAGTTCTAATTCTCTTTAAATTTTCTTTCTCTTCTGCGATCCTCATCGCAAAATCAAGAGAAAGTTGCTTTTGTATCTCTATGAGAATTGTATTGGTTTCTTGTAGAGTGCCACCTACAGTTCCCGCTTGAGATAATGCTTCAACCTTTGCTTTTTGTGTATTTGCTGGTTTTACAAAACTAAAAGTGGACTTATTAATCTTTGGTTTCGCAGCAGCACCACGAATTGAAGAAGAAGAGACATTTCTTCTACTAATTTTTGGTACGGATGGTGCTCTGTATATTTGATTAAAGTCCACTCGATTGTTGTGCCTTTAGATTTTCTTCTTCAATATGTTGTTGTAATAATGAAACATACACATCTCTTTCCCAAGGCATCATATTTTCAAGCTCAGTCAATGAGTATTTATGGTGCTGAACTAAGGAAAAGTTAATCTTATAGTATGACTCAAGACTAGTATGAGCCATACTCAACTGAAAAAACTTGCCAGTCCCTCCAGAACAACTTCACTTTCAACTTTAGTATTTGGGTTTTTCACTTTCACGGTATGTGAAAGTTTGGGCATAGTAGTAAAGAATTCTTCAATTTCTTTGAACTGCTTTGTATTCAACTGTTCTACAAATTCTTGTAGTTCTTTCTTACTATAGTCAGAAGCAGACCAAGACTCTTCTTCATTGTAAATCATATCAACACAAGACATGATTACATTAAGTGATTTATTTACATCACTATTAACTTCAGCGACTTCAAAATTATTTTCAACAAACTGATCCAATGATGGATACTTCATCTTCATTGACAAACTATCATCGAGTTTGATGGTATCCTTATGATTTTTATCTTTTTGAACTTGAATGGTATCAATACCAATTTCCATTTGAACGGTAGTCTCTCCGTCATCTGGACAGGTGATGTTTACTTCTACAGTTTCTCCAACTGACTTAGCACGAACATTCAAGAACAAATATTCAATATCAAAGGTAGACAAGTCTTTTACTTTAACTCCTCTAGTTTGAATACAGTCTGATAGAATTTGTACAATGGCGTTTGAGATCTGTTTCATATCTTCAGACTCAAGTGCCATGATAAGGATTTTTTCTTCTCTTACTAGAAAGGGGCGATACTTAATTTTCTTTCCAGTAGAAGGTATTTCCAACTCATATGTTGGCGTAGAGATCTTTGGTAAAGGCATAATAACCTATAATAAATTCAGTTGTAATTATTTATTGGCGATTTAGAAACCAGCAGATTTAAAATTACCTCTGGGTATTTTAGTTCCACCTCTTATTATAATTTCACCATCTTTATTTGGTGGTGCTTTAAATCCCTCTGGTGGTTCAACAGGTTCTTGCTCTTCTGATGAAATTGCTTGATTTAATTTTTCGGTTACAATGTATCTATCATAAGCAAAAGTAACAGTTACTTTCAATAATTCTGCCGATCCATATGTTACAGGAATTGATACGATTCCTTTTGGAAAAGCATTTATGAATTGGTAGTTAAGAGTAGAAAATTTTGGGTTTTTCTTTTGATCATAAGTTTTGTGATTATGAGTTTTCTCAAATTTTACAATATTCATACTATTAACTTTGTATTGAATGGGATATGCCATTCTTCTATAATAGTTTAACTTTGGTGATTGAGCAGCACCAGATCCAGAAATAAAGTCCATCCACCCTTCAAAAAATCTCATAACTTTATAATTATTATCAACATAGAAAGTAAAATCAGCATCAGTATAAAATCTAGTATGTGCGAATTGCTGAACAACTCCCATATAATTGTCCTTTACTTCACCAGTAGCAAAAGAACTAGTTGGTAAAGAAGCACTGGCACACATCAGTCCAAGATCCCTTGTATAGAAATCTGGTTTTACATCAAAGTATCTAGATAAGTGATTTGATAGAGATGGTGAAGTAAAAATACCAAAGTTAACTTGATACTGATTATTCAGTGAAACATTGCCAAGTAATGAGTTTATCCTGGCATGTTCAAAAGGACTCACTACTGGTTTATTACTGGTCTTGGGCGATTCAGCCATCTAAATATCTCTAATGGAACCTACATTATTAAGTATTTAGATGTCATATAAGGGAAAGTTTCAACCATCATACCCACAGAAATACAAAGGTGACCCAACAAACATAATCTATCGTTCTCTTTGGGAGCGAAAGTTTATGGTCTACTGTGATAAGAACAAAAATATTCTTGAGTGGGGTAGTGAAGAAATTGCCCTTCCATATCGTTCTCCCATTGATAATAGAATTCACAGATACTTTCCTGACTTCTATATTAAGGTGCGAGAAACGAATGGGCAGATCAAGAAAATGATCATCGAGATCAAACCAAAGAAGCAAACAGTTGAACCAAAAGTTCAAAAGAAAAAAACGAAAGGATATATTTACGAAGTCTACGAGTATGCCAAGAACCAGGCAAAGTGGAAGGCAGCACGAGAATTCTGTAAGGATAGATTATGGGAGTTCAAAATCATCACAGAAGACGAACTAGGTATTAAGTAATGCCGAGAAAAACTCTTAAACAGAGAAAAGAAAAATATCCAACAGAGAACCAATACAATCGCATTCGTTCTGTGATGGATAATATTATTGGAACAGAAGATCCAGATGATGTAATGATGGAACTTCTGGATGTTCTAACTGAGAGTGGTAAAATTCCAAGTGCTGGAAAGTATTATGTGTTTGTTTATAATCCTAAAACTCCTAACATTACATACGATCAAAATCCAGTAGTTGCTGTCACCGAAGTATTTGAATGGGGATTTCGTGGTCTTAATTATCACTGGGGGCAGTTCCGCCAATATACCACCAATGAAGTTGCTGGGCAGTTATATGAAATCTATCAAGATGAGATTGCTGACGTTAGAGAACTGCCAATTAAGAAAGTCCGTCTAAATAGTTAAAAAAGTAGATAAAAGTGGCAGAATTACCAGATCTATTTAAACCAATATTGCCAAACCCAGCTACCACGTTATTTGATTGGACAAAAAAGAATGTAATAGAACCTGGTATTAGTGCTTCTCAAGCAGAACTAGAGGCTGCCGAAGCAGCACAACGTAGTCAGCAATCTGTTGATGAATTACTTATTTTAGAACAATCGGAACCAATACAATCGTCAAGAGCTACTGGTAGAGGATCAAGAAGTAGAAAACCACTAAAGAGAACTGGTCAACCTACAGAAATTCTTAGATATCCATACGATGCTATAACAGATGAAACAGATTATTTGGAATTAAGAATTGTCAATTATGAGGCAATTGGAACTGACAACAAATTACTAGGTAGAGATAGAAGATTTGACCCAGGAAGTGGAACTCTAGAAGTAATCAAAAATCAAAACGGTGGAACGACTTCTAACAGATCACTATTTGAAAAAAGAAGACCACTAAGACAAAATGGGATGATTTTTCTACCAATACCATCAAACATTCAAGATGGCAATAGTGTAGATTTTTCTGATAGTAAATTAGATGGATTAACAGCAAACGTTGCTTCTGCCATTATACCAGTTATTAAAGCAGATGGTATTGCTGATGTTGGACAAAAAGCGAGAACTGCCTTAGAAAATCTTACTGGTGATGCTTTTTTAGGAGAAGCAGGAGATTATTTTAGTAGATTAGTTGCTGCCGAAGCGGCTAATATACCATTTGGTGGTAATATAACTGCTCAACAATTATTAGCAAGAGAAAGTGGTGAAATACTAAATCCAAACATGGAACTCCTCTTCAATGGAGTCAAACTTAGATCCTTCAAATTCTCCTTTAAGTTTACACCAAGAAGTGATAAGGAAGGTAGAGTTGTAAGATCGATCATACACACTCTCAAGAGAAATATGGCTCCTAGTGGTGTGAGTGGATTGAGATTACAAACACCCAATATCTTTGAATTAACTTATAGAAAGGGACAAAACGTACATCCATATCTAAACAAGTTCAAACAGTGTGCCTTAACTGATATGTCGGTTAATTACACTGGAGAAAATATGTATTCAACATATTATGATGGTTCTCCTGTTTCTTATATTGTTGATTTGGGATTTAAAGAACTCGAACCACTATATCAAGAAGATTATTATACTGATGATGGTGATCTATCAGAATCAACTCCACAAGGATACTAAAAGATGGGATACTTCAGAGAACTTCCAAACTTACTTTATCCTTCTTATCTAAGTGATAAGAACTCATCTCTTAACTATGTTGAGGTCAAGAACCTCTTTCGTAGAGTAAAGTTGAGAGATGATCTTCAGAATGTTATCACCCTCTTTGATAAGTATGAAATTCCAGAAGGATCAAGACCAGAGTTAGTTGCCGAAGAGTTCTATGGTAGTGCTGATTTAGATTGGGTTGTTCTATTAACTGCTGGTATTATCAATGTAAGAGATGAATGGCCATTGTCAGATCGAGATCTCTACAACTACTCTCTAGAGAAGTATGGGTATGATGATCTAAATGCCACTCGCCACTATGAAACCAAACAAGTAAAAGACTCCAGTGGTCGTTTAATTCTTCCAGCAGGTAAGGTTGTTGACGGAACATTCACAATTCCAAATCCTGCTGATCCAACGGCAACTCTAAATCCAGTTGTTGGTATTAGCAACTACGAATACGAAGTTCGTAAGAATGATAAAAAGAGAAGTATCTATCTCCTAAAACCAAGTTATCTCCAGCAGTTCTTAAATGATATGAGAGATATTATGGTTTATGGACCTTCTTCTCAATACGTTGATGATTATACGGCACGAACCGAAAACCTAAACATCACTCTTCCATAAGAGTTCTAGTTTCTTATCAAACATCATAACGTATCGGTGCTTTCGGGAGCGTTCTTTCCATTCTCCCTCGGCACCTTTTACTTTGCCACGAGAGTGCTTAGTTCCGTCTGCATAGTAGAAATCTTTCTTAGCGTCTGAAAGCCCACAATATTTAAAGTTACAAGCGCGGTAAATTGTACCACCATGAAAGTCACTATCAGCGTAAGAAATGATTGCCCTAACTTTAGTCTCTCTG